AAGACCGATTGCGTTTGCTGCTCTTAATACACAGTCTTGTCCGACTGTTGTAGTATTACCAGCAGCAACAACTAGTTTGAATATACCTCGCATATAAACACCTATTTTCACTTTTCCATCATTGGCTATTTTTTCCTCTGCTGCAATTCCAACAAATACTTGATTATCAGCTGAGGATGTTGCGACTGTAAATGGGTCAGATAAAGTTAACAAAGCACCTTTTTCAATTCCTACACCGTCTGCACATGTAAATGGAATTGGTTTTTCAGTTTCAAAAACAAGGACTGCTTCGTTTGCCATGCCAAAATATCAGAATTCAAACTTTAAATACTTTTCTATTTATTCGTTTAACCGAATAACTTTATTAACCTACATAAGAAGTTATGATTTTAAGCTGTTCTTCACAGAGTTCTATCATTCTTTTATTGATTTTGAGGTTTCTCTCCTCGGCTTCAATTGCTTTTATACACTTCTCTTTCAACTCATGCCAATAAGCCTCGTCGCTGTTTTCAGCAATCTTAAGCCCCAGCTCCTCGTCTTCTATCATTGTTTATTGAATTCACCTCTCTCAAGTCTCTGTGCGTATTCCTTAGCAGTCTCCTCTCTTGGTGGAGTTGGTTCAACTCTTGCACCTGCAGTTCCTGATAAAAGCTGGTCTGACCTTAATCTCTCAAGGTCTGCTTTTAGTTTTGCACTTGCTTCTTTCTCTTTTTTGAGTTCTTCAATAGCTGCCTTGGTCTCGTCGAGAACTGACATCGGTTGTTGTTCTTCTTCGTTTACCATACAGAAATCTTAGTTAACGAACTTTATAAACTTTACTTATTTCTATTTTTCAACCAGTTTCTTAAACCCTCTAATATTGGGACTAGCATCAGAAATTCTACTCTGTCAGTGCAATAAACTATTGCTCCAGCAATTAGAACTTCTAGAAAAGCTATTCCAAACTTTTCAAGAGTCTTCTTTGGGTCGTATGTTTTTTTAGTTGTCATTATGATAATACAAAGCCTATGATGACCCCAACAGTCAAAGTGAGAGCTGTTGCAGACATCCACTGGCTGATTTTATTTTTAGAACTTAATTGAGTGAAGTCTTCTCTTAAACATTTTATTTCTCTGTAAATGTCATTATTGCTGACTTCTATAAAACAATTACCTTTATGCTGTGCCATTTGGATAAATTCCTCTCCTTGTAGCAAGTTCTTGCATCTGATATGAATAATCAGGGTCTTGCATCACTCCTAAGGACTGATACATCTTTGCAACTAGAAAATCTCTTTCACCTTGAGCCATATAAAATGCCTCAAATTCTGCTAAGTCAGGTAAAGCAGTCTCAAACTTAGCCAAATCTCTTGATGTGTCTAATTTCATCTGTCTATATGCTTGGTCTATTAAAGCAAGTTGTTGATTGAAGTTTTTAATGTATAAAGCCCTGTTTGCCGGGTCTGCTGCTGCTAATGTTGCCCAGTCATTAAGGTTTTGTTTGCCCTCAACAAGAACTCTCTTTTGAGCATTAGTTGTATCAGTTCTTTGAGACTTGAAATTGCTAATCATTGAGCTTGTTATTCCTGAGACAAACCCCCCAACTGCTCCTATTATTGCTCCTGGAACTGCCCCAACACCTGCAAATGCTGAACCCCCTAATGCTCCAGCTGCTGCCCCAGTAGCTGCAAAACTTAAAGCTCTTGGAATAGCCCAAACAATACCTTGAGTTGCAGCTTGACCAACATCAAGACCTGTGGGTTCAACTCCTAATTGTTGAAATTGTCCAACTTGTCCAGCAAGTTGTTGAGCTTCAAATTGAGCCTGTTGTTGTTGTATTAATTGCTCTGTGCTTGGTGAACCCTTTAAAACCATTAACTCAGCTCTCTTTTTTGCTTGTTCATAGTCTTCTTTAGTCAAGAAATCTTTATTTGAGAATGGTTTTGAGATATCTACACCCTTGTAAATATTTTGAGTTGGAGTTGATGGAGCTTCTGCAACCTTAGGAGTTATATCTTGAACATTAATCTTTCCATCAGTTAATCCAACATTTAAGCCTAACTTCTGAGCCTCAGGATTAACTAAAGCAGTCTCAGGCATCTTAAATGTCTGTCCTGTTGTCATTCCTTGTGGTTGAAATGTGTTCTGATATAAGTTTGTTTCTTTCTTTTTCTTGATTGCCATTATTCTCTCTCCATTGTCACAGCTGTATCATTTGGTTGAATGCCTATCTGTCCAGTGTTCTTGCTTTCGTCAAGTTCAGGTTGCATTCCCCTAAGTGATGGTGGTCTGTTGAATGTGATTTTAATTCCTTGTTGTACCCACAAATCATCTTCGAGGTCTTTTTGTTCTTTTGTATAAATAGGCTCAAATATTACATGACCCATCTTGCCACCTACTTCGGATGTTCCATCTGATGAAGCTATACTTCTAGGAACTCCAAATATTTGATAAAACCTGTTTTCAAGATAGCTAATCCATCCTGTTCTATCTTCGGAGCTTCTTGATGGGTATGCTTCGATTTTAACAGTATCCTTTGGTAAGCCAACCATTTCACCATTCTTAACAGCCTTTTCAATCTGTGAATTTGCATATGCAATCTTTCCTGACTTGTCTGTTTCATAATAAGCAATCCCAAGAGCCTTGTCTCTGTGTTTTATTATTCTTTCATCTTGTAATGCCTCGTTTAAGGCATCAACAATGAATTTTGCAGCTTCAACCTGACTTGTCCCATGTTGCTGGTCAGCAATCTGTTTGTTTGAAGAATGGAGCATATTTTCTTTTTTAACAGGCTTCCATTCTGAGCCAGTCCATATATCATACCTTTTGATTAAGCCTGATTTTGTGAAAACAACTCTAACTCTTTCAGGAGATACAGGTATCATGTTCAAAATCACATCTTTTTCATTTCTCTTGACTTCAATGAAAGCATCTCCAACAATTAGCTTCACAACTCCATGCTGCCACATTATTTTATTAAAGCTGGAATTTCCCATGCCTGTGATGTGGTCTAATTGAACTTTTAAAGTTGGGTCTTCAACTTTGTAACCTCTTGAAAAAGCCCAAGTGCATAAAGCATTTGCAGCATTGTAAATCTCTGCAATATTAAAGTAATAACCATAATTCTTTGGTGCATCTGCAAAATACCAATAACTTTCTTCTTGATTTGGAGTTATTGCGTCTAAAGTTTTAGAATTTACAATATAGTCAGGAACTCCTCCAGTGAAGTTTGTGGTTGTTGCTTGTGATAAATTTAGTTCTGCCATTTTATAAGTCTATTTTGAAAGGTATCCATATTTTAAATTGTGTTGTGCTTACAGGGTTATCTGTTGATGGAATTATATAATGCCCATCTCTATTCATAGGGTCTTGTCCAAAAGTTAAGACATTTGTGCTATCAGCAGCTGCTTCTTTGTCCCAACCCTCAACTGTAACTCTTAAAACATCTCCAATTCCAAAATTAGTCTCAGTCAAAGGAATTGCAAGAGCTGTCAGTTTATATCCATCGGTATCTGTTATCTCTGCTGTCGTTGCATTTCCTATTTCTGTCTCTGTAACTCCATCCCACTTACGCACCTTTATTGTAAACTTGCTGGTTACAACTTGAGTTCCTGATTTCCATTGATGAAATGTAAAATTAGTGTAAGCTGTGCCTTTAACTGTTCTTGGAGCATTGAATGCAGTCAAATCAAAATCAACATCCAAGTTTTTTACAAAATCAGTTGTTAATGCATGAGCTGATGTTGAATATTCTATCACATCAGAATATATTTGATTTTGTGATAAAATATTGTCCCCATTAGTTGCTAAAAGATAAAACATTGTAACTCCTGTCCCCTCTGCTAAATCTGAGTAACTATAACTAGCAACTGCACTCTCACTTGGAAGTGGAAAATTAATCGGCATCACCTCAGCCATTTTAATCTATATCCCCCACTCCTGAGAGTATGAACTCTTTGTATTTATTATCATCTGCAATTCTTTTAATTATATCAATGTATCTCGCCCAGAGAATATTAACCATCATTAAAGCCTCTTGTCTTGAACTGAAACCTGACATATCGTAATTGATTACAGCAATAGCAGCATAACAACTTGCAGCCTCTCTTAAAATTTCTTTTCCAATCGTGGAGACACTTGCATAATTTGTAACCCAGTCATACCTCGTGTCTAGACATATTTTACCCTCAGCTTTTTTTATATAAACATTTGTGTATGCCTCAGCCTTAGATGTTGCACTTGCGTTTGCTCCAGCTTCATAAACAACATTGCTGTTTGTGCATAAAGTTCCAGCTTCAACCATTAGATTTTGCTCCTAAGAATTGCTTTAATTTCTCCTCTCATAGTCTCAAATATTTCTCCTAGTGCATAAGTGTCGTTAGTAATTACATTCTTTTTTGCTTCCTCTCCTTTTGTATCTGCTTTGATTTTATCTTCTGTGGTATATTTGTCTTTGAAATTCATACCTTTAAGGAGAACACTCGTAATTTTAAACTTTTCGTTTGTAGATGCCATACTGCTCTCATGATACTTTGCACTGGATGGTTGTAATTTGAGCTTATAATTAGCTTTCCAGCATCTGAATATTCAAATTTATATGACTTTAAACTCTCTCTTATCTCAGGGTCTTGCAATAAGTTCACCTTGCCTTTTTCCATTAAATTGAGTAAGTTGAAAATCATGTCCTCGTAAAGTATACGCTTTCTTTTCTCGTCTTTGTAGTCTAAAGGTCTTGCTGAGTTGTTTAAAGGAATTGTTTTGAATTTTGTATCATCCTCTTTGAGAAGTTCAGAGAAAACTCCGAAACCAATTCCACCATCATCAACATAAATTTTATTGAAATTGTATTTTTGATTTAAAGAGACAATTCTTTCTGTGGTCTCAGTTGTGTAGAGCTTAGTTGTGATGATGTGGTCTATTTGTATTGCAGTCTCGGTGTCTGAATTGATTTTAAAAATTGAGATTGAACCCTCATCTTTTCCCATTCCTGCAGGGTCAACTCCACAAACATAATCAAATGCATCACTGATATTGTTTGGTCTTGTCGCATTCATACATCTTGCAATTAATTTGTCAGGAAATATTTGTCTTGTTTTATCAGATGG